TTGCTACATGGAATAATTACTGCACTCTCTACTGTAGCCACAAATTCAGGAACATCTTGTTTGTCCTTTAACGCACGTTCTTTGAAGTTGTTGTCAATCCATTTGTTAATAACAATCATAGCTGAGTCAGCGTCTTTTGCCTGTAAAACAAAAGTATTGGTATAATCGTAATCTCCAACATAAATTCTGACCTCGATCTGATAGAATTTCTTATCAACACCGTCTTTTTCGGTTTCGTGTTTACCGTCAGCGATAGGTGTCAGTTCTTCTTTGATGATAACGCAACTGTTGAAGTCCTTAGCCTGTAAGACCTGAAAAGAACCCTCATAGTTTAGTTCGATGTAGTCCTTTGCAATATCGAGTGCTTGCTGAATAGAGTTGGCGTACAACAAAAATCGGTGTTTCTTACTATTGGTTCCGATAAGTGCCGATACACTCCAAGGGCTTACCGAGCAATTAACATGATAAGCAAGTCTCTTTTGTGTACTGACTTCAACTTCCGATACATCTCCAGCAGTTAAGTGGAAGTTGATAACCGACAGGATATTATTGTCGATCAGTGTTCCACGTTCAGCAATAGTCTCGTGCCTTTTAATAGACACTACCTGTCCGGTATCTTGATCGACAAATTCTTCTTCCCATCCACGTTGAAGATTTTTAGCAAGGTATTTACCTTTCATTTCTGATAAGTCAGAAGTGGTAAATGTGATTTCATTCTTGTGCGTTTCGATTAATTTTGGTTTTTTCATTAGTTAATTATTTTAATACTCATTATACAATATCCGTCCAGTAGCCCAAATTCGATTGATTTTCTAAGTATTGAAGTTACCTTACAATAACAAAATTCACCAGAATAGTTACCTGATTTTGGGTTAAATTCTCTCAAGCATAGTTCGTCTCCAACCTTGTAATCTCTATCATCTTTTCGTAACTCAAAATGTTTATATCCCCTTGCGACCTGTTTAAAAAACTTAGGCCATGTTTTTAGTTCGTGTACCATTTTAGTTTTAATCAAATAAATCAATAGGACTGTTGCATTGTCGATAGACAGAATTAAATATCTGCATATTCCGTCTATGGTTTCTTTCTATCCTGTTTTTACGGAACTGAAAGAATTTTCTGATAATTATTAAATATTTTTTCATTACTTTAATTTTTTAATTGGTTTTAAACTCAATGTTTTATAGGCTTTTGATATTTCATCATCTGTGATTCCGAGGTATATACGGGTGATCGCTGTGCTTGAATGTCCGAGTATTTCACTTAACAGTATCAGCGCAGCATCATTTTCTCCAGTGTTCTCCCATAAGGAGCGAGCAAAAGTCTTTCGCATCGTGTGATTAGAAACATTAACACCCCGAACATTTATCCTGCCAACAAGTTTTTTAAGTACCATAGAACACTGATGTGAACCGATAGGAACCACAAAATCATCATCGGACTTGACGAGATCATCTTTGCATTGGTTTATCAGGTCAATCACGTCCTGCGAAATCGTTATATCACGTTTCTTCTTGGTCTTTTCTTCCTGTACTTTGATCGTGGGTTTTATGTCACAGTAACGCAGTTTTAGAATGTCACCGATACGCAACCCAGTAAAGAACCCTAACGTGCAAAATGCAAGGTATTGTGTGCTTTGTAGGGTATTGTCTTTTTTAAGTAGTTCGATGATACGCAAGGAATCGTTCCATTTTAAGTAGTCGCTTTTGATTTTACCAAAGGTCTTTTATCCAATCAACGTTTGGATGTTTTGTTTTTAATTCTTTGATTTCATCATTTGATAGAATAGTAAGCCACTCCGATCTAGTTGGCTGTCTTTCTTCATCGCAAACCGTACACCTCATTCTTGTTGCAGTTTTGGGTATAGTGTGGGTTTGCTCAAATGTATGTTCGCTACCATTTAAACAGTCTGCTTTTTCTGCTTCGTAGTAAAAATGTATCGAAGTTGTGTACACGAAATATTTTCCGCAATTTGGACATGGCTGATTATGCGTTTCATCCTCCTCGTATCCTATACCATCATCGTGGTTAATTTCTACTTCTTCGTCACAATATGGACACGTAACGTCTTTTCTCATTGTTTTATTTTTTTCTGCAATATTACGACTTAAAAAGTCAATATGCAAGTAAAAAGTGCAATCGAACTCTAATTTAGACTGATTCTAAATTACTGATATATTATCACATGAATGTAAAATGTGATTAAAATTGTGCTATCTTTGTGGAAGAAAAATAAAACGGTATGCTAAACCTAATTTCGACACCAGAAAAGCTAATCGAAGAGTGTGTAGAGATACAGTCATTTCTTGATAACGTAATGAGCGAAGAAGTATCTGAAGCATTGTTTAGGGGTAATCAAGTCGCTACATACAAGTCGAGAACTGGAAAAATGATGGCAGATGCAAAATACCATCTTGACAGCAAAATGAATAGCGAGATAATGGAAACGCTAAAAAAGATAGCAAAAGATTCTCCATTCGCTACATCAAAAACGGTAAATTTGCTTGTCGATTCATTATGTAAGGACGAACACTATCTTTATAAATGGGTTGAAAGATTAAATTCTACGTGTGCATATCAATTAGATTGGTGCAGGACAGTAGTAAGTAACGCAAAAGCAGATCGCTATGCTTCGCGTGGGGTTAGTGGTCAATAAATAAATAAATTATGGCAAATTATGAATTAACAGGCAGGTTGTTTGAGAAATTCCCAACACAACAGGTAACAGACAAGTACTCTAAAAGAGAACTAGTCATTGAGGTTACGGAGAACAATTACACACAGCACATCAAACTCCAACTATCGAAAGACAGGTGTGCATTGCTCGACAAATTCAATGTAGGTGACGAGATTAAGGCGGTATTTAACTTAAATGGTCGTCGGTGGGAGAAAGATGGCAAGGTCAGCTATTTCAACACACTCGATGCGTGGAAACTCGACTTAATTGCAAGTGGTGGCGTTCAACAAACAGACGAAACAAACCAACCGGAGTTTGATGATGGGGAAAATAATCTGCCTTTTTAAAATAAAAATGTTTCTTTAATACTGGAATGATTTGAAGTACTCAGCAATATTATATTTTGACTCTACTATCGTTGTATGATTAGTATTGCTAAGTTCTTTTTCTCCAAGTAAACAGCCGAGGTAAGCTGAAAAGGCATCGAAATTAGTGACATCTGTAACCCCTAGAATACTAATACATTCCACAAGTAAATCCTCTAACTCCATGCGTTCAGCGTGCATATTTAAGTCATCACGTATTAGGTTGAAGCCAGCCTGTTTTGTCGTTAAATTAGCAAAGTAACCGGCTACCGTTTTCTCTACACCATTTTGATCTAACGGATAAAGCAAATACCCATCAAAACCGTTATCAGTGAAATATTCATTGACGTTATTGAGGTTGTTTTCGTTGTAGGCAAGCGATCCGTAGAGAATACAGAGTTTAAGCATGTCCTCACAAAAGTCGGCTACCAATGGAGGCTTGTGACTGTAATAAACTACTTGTTTTGCTGTTTTCCATTTTGACACAGGTATATCGTCCGTATCTATTCTCATATCACGTCTCATGCGTAGCCCTATGCCACCTTTAGAGTATCTGTTTCCTGTTGGGTTGTCTAACTTAAAAGTATCAGCAGAAGCGATGAAACGCTCTGTTTCTGGGTATTGTACTCCGTCTATTATCCTCCACCTATTCTGTTCGTTTGGCTCAGGAATATAAGAAGCCACAAAATGACCCTCTTCTTTGAATATCATCGCTACCTTACCACCGAAGTTACTCTCCCATGCTAAATCGAACCTACGTGTCATGGACTTACCAAAACGTAATTCAGTGATCCTGCTCTCAATTCTCTCGTTAGGAAATATATTCGATGAAGCGGGGGGGGTAAAGGCATCCCGGAAGCATCTTGGGTTCTGACGTTTTAGCTGTGATCGCTTATCTTCATCGGCTCCGACAAGTAGGCTTTGAAGGTATTCGTCTGCGCCTATTTTGGGGTTCATACCCTTTGATTTTAGATATTCCTGTTGAACTGGTGTAGGTTTTTCCGCAATTGGATATCCATACTGATCCATAAAATCAGGAAAACAGTCTTGCGCTCTGAAATTCACGGTTAGTAACCCAGATATAGTCTGACCACTACCTGTCCGTTGGTGGAATTTGGATTGCTTGCATAATTTTAAGAACTTAATACCTGATTCTCTGTCCATTTGCTCTACAGTACTGGCGTAAAGCATGATACCATCTATATGTTCTCTTTCAGATAGTGCTAATTTTACCGTCTGTGTTCTCTGTACTATGTCTTGTGATTCTAGTTTTCCAACTTCGTCGCCGATGTAATAAGTTAAACCAGATCCATCATAATGTACGTCCTTTGCGGACGTGGCGAAATCTATCCAACTTGATAGTGTCGTTTCGGGATCATCGCTAAAGAACTCTAATTTCTCTTTCGGGTCGATAGCCCTGAATAGCGGTTTAAAGAATACAGGATATTTCTTAAACTGAAACATGATGTGTTCGATAAATACCTTCTCGCTGCTGTTTTCAGATTCAGCTTGTAGACCAAAGTGATTCTCAATTGATCTGGTGGCAAGTTCCAGGCAAAATGCCGCTGCCTTGCTGGTGTCCCCCACACGACGGGGTTTAACCGATGTTATGCCATAAAAAACCCTACGCCCTAGGTCAATCATTTCGTAGGTTCCGTCTGGCTCAGGTATGGCTATTCCATCCTTGTCTAATTTAGCGAAAGTCCTTGTTTCGAGTATAGCCCAATTGTATGCAATTCCAAATCTTCTATCCCTATCGCGATACTCAAGCATACGTGCCTTTGGAATAAAAGAGAAGTTGATGTAAAACCAATAACTCGGTGAGAAATAAATAGGTTTTCCGTTTATTAAATACCATGCTCCGAAGCATCTATGATACCAACACTTCTCAATCCATTTTATTTCCTCCACATAATCGTCAGCGTGGTTTTCAAGTTCCTCCCAGAAGCTATTTATTATGTTGAGTTCTATTTTTATTGATGTTTGTTCACGTTTTTTGATCGCCTTCTCTTTTGATCTTAAATGCTTCTCTAGCGAGATAAGTCTGGGTGGTATCGTTTCACGAACGAATATCTGTTCTTCCGGTGGCATGCCATAATAGTACATTTTACTATGGTCTGGAAAACAGGTAGGTGGTTCTTTGCCAAAACTCTTATAGGTACGCTGTATCAGGTCTAATATATCTATTTTGACTCCCATTCCATTTGGTGTCAAATCTTTATCATCGTTGATAATTACGAACCGCTCGCAATCTTCATAGTTATAATTCATACCGTGAATAATTGGTCGGTACAAAGATACGTCATTTCTGCGTGAAAGCCAATAGCACGACCATGCTGTCTATGTCTACCTCTTTATCCTGTGATTTTAGCTTAGCCATTCCTTCTACTAATAGATATTCTTTTATCTGATCTAAGTCACATCCATCGAAATAACGTATAGCACGCACGTTTAAATGACATGTAGCACCTTGCTTATCCCATACGTTGTATTCGTCAACTACAATCATTTCACAGCTATTTCTAGTAGTTCATCAACAATAGCTTCGGGAATGTCGTTACCGTTCTTTCTGAAAGGTTCGATAAATTCTTCCCAGTTAAAAAAACCGTTACATACAGCCCAATAATTTTTCACTTCGATAATGCTTTTCAATTCAATGTTATTTTCCATAATATACATCTGGTAAATCAAGTTTCTTATCATTTATCATTTTTGCGACATATTCTGGGCGTAATCTTAGTTTTGTTATCTTTGACGAGTAAAGTGCTTCACGTAACGACCTATCTTCTCCACCGAAAATCTCAATTTCCAGTCGTTTAATTTTCTGTGAGAGGTTATCCATGTTCTCGTAAACAGTCTTGATTTTCTTTTCGTCTGTCTCCGACATAGATTGTTTAGACTGTTTTATGAACATTTCCTGATAAGCCACATAGCTCACAAGGTCGGGGGAGCCAAAAGAAATGACATAATCGACTATCTGTTGGTTCACTTCATCATTTTTTCCAAGTAGCATTCGTTCGACATCCTCATCGAAAGCCTCGCCGAATCCAAACCCAGCCTGAATGGCCATTTCTCTTTTCCGATCATAGTAGTCAGGGTATTTCTTCTTCGATTCAGCGTTGAAGTCGTACATCAATCCAATATATCTGTAAAGAATATCGGGGTCAATATAACCGCATTCGGGTTCTTCTTCTGCTTCTTTTTTCTTTTTAGCCATATATCATCCCCTCTCTTTCGTGATAGGTAACATCCCTACCCAATATCGGAATAAGTGAACCAAAATATTTAGCTAGTCCGTTATCCATAGCATGTGCTGCGTACTTTTTAAAATGTATAATGTCCGAAACCTGAACGTCCATATCCATAGGTTCATACATGTA